ATACGAGCGCCGGGGTTTTCGGCAAGCTTCTCGGCGAGCTACGGGTCACCCGCTGCACCGCCTCCAGCCATGCGGCCTCTTCGGCGTCGTAGAGCCGCTGCTGTTGCCCGGCCCGCGTGAGCGCCTTCTTGCACGCCGCGGCGTACGGTCCCGGCATAGCCAGGGTCTGCAGCGCCCGCACGTAGCCGTCGACGTCCTGCCAGTCCACGAGCTTTCCGGCGTCGCCGAGGTTTTCGGCCAGCCCGGGCGTCGGGGCCGCGATGACCGGCACGCCGCAGGCCATCGCCTCGCTGGCGACCCGGCCCCACGATTCGTAGTTGGACGGCATGATCACGACCCGCGCGCGCGCGTAGACCCGCTCACGGATCTGCGTGGCCGGGACGTGGCCGATCACTTCGACGTTGGGAAGCTGCCCCGGTGCCTGGTCGCCGTAGGCGCCCTTGACCCCGAGGAACGGCGTGTTCGGCATCCGTTCGGCGATGCGCCAGAACGTCTCCCCGCCTTTGGTCAGCCATCCACCGTCGGTGTTCTCTTTCAGGCGCTTCATGTTGACCAGCGTCACGCGATCGTGGGGGCCCTCGATCGGGCCGACCGGCCAGCGCTCCAACGGCCGCATGATCAGGATGGGCGGCGCGGTCAGCTCGTTGATCGCATGCCACGCGTTGAGGTTGTCGGTCATCCACTGGCTGTTGGTGACCACCAGATCGACGCGGGCGCCGTAGAAGTGCAACATCTTGCGCGAGACGTCGAAGGTGTTGTGATGCACGAGGATCACTGGGATGTCGTTGAGATGGCCGAGAAACGCGGCAGGCTCGCTGTTGTCCAGGTGCGCGATGAGCAGTGACGTGCCGTGCAGATGCGGGATGTGGTTGGCTTTCTGGCCCTCGGTGCGCGGCCAGACCTGCACCGCATCTTGGACGTACGGTTCGCCGACTTGCATCGACAGCGACGCGTGCACCTCGTAGCCCGCGCGGGCGAGCGCGGAGAGCATGCCGTGAAGCATGGTCTCCGCGCCCGCGTTGCGGACCGGGACGTACTGGTGCAGCAGTGCCAACACCTTCATGCGCGCGGATCTCCCGGATAGGAGTAGGTGTCAGGAGTACGTGTAGCCGGTCGGGCGCAGCACGAACCACGGCCACCGGGTCGTCGACTCGGTGGGCGCCACACCGGCCGCACCGGCCGTGTCGGTGTTGAGCCGGTTGCCCGGGTTGGCAACCTCCCACGCGACCCGCAGCGTGAGCCGGATCGCGGCCGAATCCTGCTGCATCAGGTTCGTGATGATCACACCGGAACCGTCGGAGATGACGCCCTCGGTGAACACCTCGAACGTGATGTCCTTGCGGATGCCGACGATGGCCTGCGACCAGTCGCCGCCGATCAGCGTGGACTCGGTGGCGTTCCAGGCGCCGTTCTTCAGCGAACGCAACGGCAGGCCGTACAAGTTGCCGGTGCCGGCGTTCTGAAGGTCGGGCTGGTAGATCGGCGCGCCCTGGCTCGAGCGGATCTGAACGAGCCGCCAGCCGAGTCCGGGCTTGGTGACGAAGCCGCTCATGTCATAGCCGTCGGCGGCAAGCAGCTCGCCACCACGGGCGACACCGACGGCCAGGTCGACGCCGTAGCCCTCGTGCACGTAGTTACCGGCCAGGATCGCCCGGTGGTAGATGTCCGGCCCCCACGTGGTGGGCTTGCTGCCGGAGATGTTGAACAGGATCGCCTCATCGATGAGCGCGCCGGCGGCTTCGGTGAGACGCGGCCGGACCTGATCCCAGATGGGGGTCTGCGCGTCGTCGATGTAGTTGAGCGGAACCGGGACGATGACCGCGATCTCCTCAGCGGTCAGCGTCTTGTTGCGCCACTGTTGCAACGCGGTCTGCTTGAGGCCGGTATCACCGGACACGAAGTACGCCGACGGCAGAGCCGACAGGACGGCCATGCGCTCAGTGAGTGACGACATGGTGATCCGCTGCGTTTCGGGCACAAGGCCGAACACAACGGATGCGGCCGGAAGTTGCTGCATGATCTGTTGCGCCAACGGTTCCGGCACCAGCGGGTCTGAGCCGCTGGACCGGCGAACGACGCCAGCATTGTAGGTGGCCACGGGGCCTCTCTTTCTCGGTTAGCCCCGTAGCTCGGGGCGGGTCTATCGGCGGCGCGCCTTGTCGCGGATCCAGCCGTCGATGTCAAGGTTTTGCTGCTCAGACGTGGGCAGCGCGCCAGGCCGCAAATCGGCTACCGGGCGGGTGCCGGTCGGCTGTTGCTGGGGTTTGACGAGCTTGAGCAACTCGTCCGCGTCCTTGGCCAGTTCATCCTCGGTCGCGCCGCGGAGCCGGTGAGCCAAGTCGGCTGGTAGGCCCTTCTCGGCGGCGACCTTGTATCGGAGCAGTTCGGCCCGGGCGTCGTCGCGTTCACGTTCGACCGCCGTCCTGGCTTCGGCGTCTTTCTGGGCCTGAGTTTTGGCTGCCTCGTCGGCCTCCCGGGCCCTGGTGGCGAGCGGTTCGAGTTCCTTCAGCCGGGCCCGTAGGTTCTGGTTTTCGCGGTTTCGCTTTTCCAGCGCGGCACGTGCGCGCGCCGGGTCGAACGGCTCGGTGTCGGTGTCGGCCGGCTCCTGGCCGGGGTCAACCTGGTCGTCGTCAGCCATTAGTTGTCGCCTCCAGGGCGGATTGGTGCGCCTCCTGGGCGCATGAAAAAACCCCGCCACCGGGACGGGGTTGGCCGGGATAGGTCCGGTTGCTTATGCGGGCTGTTTGAACGCCCATTCGGGGAAGGTCTCGCCCGCCTTGGCGCGCCAGCGAATGCCGTGGTCGCCGTCGACCGGCTGGCGGTGGTCGGCGCCGTTGTTGTAGACCACGTCGGGGATGCCGCCCTCTTGCGCGGGGAACGCCGCACAGAACGGGCCGCCTTCGCCGAACTGGTCGCCGGTCTTCTCCCACGGGGAACGCATCCGTGCGCATGTGTCGCATTGGGAGCGGGGGCCTGTGGTCATGACGTCTACTTCCAGTGCCTGCGGAAATCGTCGATCTGCGCCTGCAGGTCGGCTGGTGCGAAAGGGGGTAGCGGCCCATCGGCGGGCTCCCAGTCCCCCTGCGCGGCGAGGCTCGCGACCGGCAACACCAGAGTCCTGCCGTCGGGCAGGACGCTCGCGCCAACCTCGCCATCGGCGATCAGTACGGCGTCGCCGTCGCGCGCAATCACCCGCATACGTGCACGCTACCGCGCGCGGGATCGTGAGATCCGCCAGGGCACGCCTGCCCGCCGCAACGCCTCAATGGTCTCCTTTTGCGGCGTGTAGCCATGCGTGAAGACCACCTCGGCGATGTCGCCTACCGTCACGCCGCCATGAATCTGGGTCTCCACGTACTGATTACGCTGAAATGCTTCGCTGGCATAGTCGCGGCCCAGGCCGCCCGGCGAGCGCCATCCAGTGCCCGGTGAGACGTTGAAGGCTTCCCATCCGGGCGCATCCATCGCGGTGGGTGTCCCCGTCGACGCGCCGAGGGAGTCGCCTACCATGAACGACGTGCGCTGGCGGACCGAATCCTTGAGCACAATGCGGATCTCACCGTATTGGGCGGCCTGGTAGGCAGTGCTCTCGGCGTCGACGCCCGCAGGTGAGAGGTACCCGTAGATCGGCCTCAGCTTGGGATCCAGGTCGCGTGCATAGCCCCAGGTTCGCTGCTCGAAGGCGGCGCGCATCTCTGGTGCGAGCGACCCGCCAGACGTGCCGGTCTCGAATTGGGTCTTCATGCGGCCGCTCTCCAGGATGTCGAGCAGCGACGACTCGCGGCGCCGCCTGACGACGATGGGGGCGTCCGACACGAGGTCGCGCAGCTCCTCGACCATGGCCTTGCGCACCTGCACGGCGGTTCCCTTTACCTTGAAAACCTGCCGCCATTCGGCATATGAGGATTTGACCTGGGCCTCGTGTGCGAGGTGCTCATACAGACCCGGGTATTGCTTGCGGAATCCGACCACGAACTGGGCGAGCTCCTTGGCGTTGGCGGCCGCCCGTGCCTTAAACGGGAGCAGCAGATCGAGGTTCCTGACGCCGAGGCCGGGCACGGCACCAATCGACAGGGAGATTCCTTCGCCGGTGCCGATGATGTCCTTGATCCGCGCCAAGTCGGCCTTGGGGAGGTCTCGCGGGATCGTGTAGGTGGGAACCTTGGCGTTCTTGCCCCGTGCCGTCGCGATCTCCTGCGCGGTGGCCTTCCCCGCCTTGGCCTTCGGGATGGGCTTGCGCAGTTCGTCGAGCAGCTGCGGCTTGGTGAGCTTGCTGTAGCCGGTGACGCCTCGTTCCTTCGCCAGCGCGCGCAACTCGGTGACCTTCAGCTTGGATAGATCCCCCGCTGGGGTGGCGGGCGGCGCAGCAACGCCCTTGACTGCGAAGTACTCGCGGCCTTTATCTGTCAGCGTGAAGTCGCCGGAAGCGGTCCGGCGTAAGTGGCCAGTGCTTTCCAGTGCCTCGGCGCGCTCGCGATAAATACCCTGCCAGTCGCGTGCGCCACCAGGCGCGTCCCGCGTCAGGGTTAGAACCTCTTCGCGCTCTCGCTGACGGCGCGCCGCAGTCGCACCGCGATAGCCAGGAGCAAGCGGATAACGGTCAACAACTGCCGCGGCCTTGGGGACGGCGATCTTCGCCTCGCCGCCCAGGCGCTCCAGCAGCTGGGGCTTGGTCAGCTTCGAATAGCCGGTCAGCCCTCGCTCCTTGGCCAGGGCACGCAGCTCTGTGACCTTCATGGCCGACAGCGGCGCCGGCTCGCTCAGGGCAGGCAGTGATGGGGAGAGGAACCCCTTGATACCGGTCCTGCCTGCGCCCAGTTTGTACTCGGCGACCAGGACGTCGAAAATCTCGCGGGAGAGCTTGGACGCCCGCGGGCCGTTCATCATCACGTCCGAGAACGCCTCAGCCGCGAGCTCGAGTGTGTTGGTCAGCGCATACCGGGACACCTGCGCTTCGATGACCTCGGATGCGGTTTTCCCCGCGAGTTCGGCGGCGTCGAGCACCAGGCCTTGGATTTCCAGATGTGCGGATGTGGCGAGGGTGTCCAGGTCGATGATGTGGCCGAATTCGTGCAGCGCGTTCGCGACGGGCGTGTCGGTGCCCTTCGGGTGCCAGTTCGCCTTGACGTCGTTGGCCAGCGAATCCAGGTAGCCCTGACGATCGGCAACCCCGGCCCATTTGGAGTTGAAGGTAATGACCTCATTGCCCGCCTGCGCGTAGGCGCTTGTCCCGGTCATGGGGTGGGTGTTGACGCGGCGCAGCTTGGCGTCGGGGAAGCGTTCCAGCCCACGCAGAACGCCTTCGGCATGCTCGCGAGCGGTCTGCAGCGAACCGCCGAAGTACGCGGAGATGTCGCGGCCGGTGATGCGTTTCGCCTCGGCCCGAAACGCCGCATCCAGTTGCGCTGCGCCGCGAGCGGCCTGCAATTCCGGCCGGATGTCGACCTGTGTCGACGGCAGCGGTGCCTTAAAACCGGGCCCGGGGCCGGGTTGGGAGGCGGCCAGGCCGAAGCGCTGTTTGGCTTGCGGTGTGGCCCGCTGCTCCCAGTGGTGCCGCCACGCCCGCTGGGCATCCTGGCCGTGCTTGCCTGCGGTGACACGACGCCACTGGCGCGCCAGCCGCTGCACCTCTGGGGGCTCCGGCTCGTGGCGGTACACCGGTTCGGCCCAGCACCGGCAATGCGGGTGCGTGCGGAACGTGCTCGTCTCGGCGGTGTACACCGCGCCGCGCGACGCGATCATGGAGCAGAATCCGCACGACTTACCGGCCAGACGGCGCCGGTAGGCGACCAGGCCGCGGCCGTGGCGGATCGTGTTGGTGATGACGTCGCGGTCGCCGTTGCGCACCATCTCGTCGGCCAGGCCGCCCATCTGGGTGGCCATCGACCGCAGGGCTTCCTCTTCGTCGCGGCCCGCGGCGATCGCCGTCTTGAACGCGACCGGGCCGTTGATGTTCAACCGCGCCTTCAGCGCGGCCGTGTCCAGCGAGCCCGGGACTGGGTGCACGGTCACGCCGTTGAGCGCGCCGTGCTGGGGCAGGTAGCCCATCGCCGAACGCCGGTTGAGCGCATATCCGGCCTGGATGCGGGCCGTCAGCGCGTCGATCGCGGCGTAGAACCAGGTGGACACCGACAGCGGGTCGGCGCCCATCGCGATGTTCACAACGCCGGAGGTGACCCCGCCCGCGACAGTCGCGACTTGTTTCTGGTGCTCGATCGCCAGGCGGTCGGACAAGGTGAGGACAGCCACCGTGGGCTGCCCCTCATCTACCGGCAGGGGCCGGCGCGGAACCGTTACCCGCGTTGCCGTTACCCGCGTTGCCGCCTTGCATCATTTTCTCAGGCGACGGCGGCGCCGGCTGGCCGGGGACCTGCCCGTTAGTGCCGGTAACACCCAACCCGTCCTCGGCGTCGGCGAGCTTCTCCCACCGTTGCACGTCGGTGTCGGTGACACCCGGAATCTTGTCCCACAGCGCCCGCGGCGGGATCGCCAGCATCTGCGCCATCTTCCCCAGCGCGTCGGCGACCTGGGCCAGCGAACGGGATTCGGTGTCGCGCCACACCACCTGGGCTTTGGTGTCCTCCCAGCCGGCCTGATCGCCGGCCGCCTTTGACGCGAGCCGCAACATCTGCTCGTTGGATTCGCCGAATGAGGTCTTTTGTTCGCCGGTCTTGCGCTGCTGCGCCGCCTCCAGCGCCGCCAGCGCCTCAGCCGACAGGTTGGACACGCCGTCGGAGACAAGCAGCGCGTGCGGGGCCAGCTGAGCCTTCGCGGAGATGATCCGCAACGTCGACTGACGCGAGGCCAGATAGCCGTCCAGGTTGGATTCGCCGAACTCGCCGAACTTCGTGTCCGGGCTCTCGCCCTGGAACACACGGTCGACTCCGGCGTTGAAAGGCTCCCGGTCGGCGCCGGACGCGTCCTGCTCGATCGTCATGCCGGTGACCCAGCGCTGGCGAAACGCCGTGAACTGCTGCGAGATCAGCAGGCCGTATGTCGTGTTGTCCAGCTGGTCCTGGAGTTCGATGAGCGCCTCGACCTCGGAGGCGGGCCCGTTGTCCAGGTCCACCCCGGCGTTGACGAACCGCACCACAGGCGTGACACCCAGGCCGTGCTCGCCGGACTCCTCCTGCACGTAGGTCATCGTTCCGGTCTTGTCGTTCGGCCTGACGAAGTAGTAGACGAACTCGTCGTCGTACAGGCGAACGCGGGTCACGTCCTTGCGCGTCGCCGCGTCGTAGCCCGACGACACACAGATCGCATAGACGGGCCACTCGTCGCAGGTCGGGTCCTCGTAGACCGCGGTCAGATGCCGCGGCGAATACGGGTCGATCAGCGCCTTACCCGTTTCGCCCGCGGCCTTGAGCACCGTCGCGTACGACACGCCGTAGGTCAGCGCCGAACGGTAGATCAGCGACTGGCGCTGATCCATCCGGTTGTCCTGCCACAAACCCCAGGCCTTCGCGTTCTTGGACGAGCGCGCCGGGCGGTAGCCCTCCACAAACAGGTTCTCGGCGAACGTGGACACCACCAGCGGCATCACGTTCACCTTGGACATGTTGACCAGCTGCCGATACTCCCGCGTCGACTTGCGCGGCGAATACACCTGGCATGTCTCGCCGATCATGTAGCCGCGGATGCGGTCCAGTCGGCGCATCTCGCGCTCGCGGACCTTCATCAGGTCGTCGAGCACTTCGCGGGCATCGTCCTCGGGCAGGGGCATGGTCTCACCACCCCCTGACGCGGCCGGGCTGCTTGCCCTTGGATAGGTTCCGCTTCTGCCACGCCTCCGACGCCAGCACCAGCCGGCGGACCATCCGCGCCCCGATGGCGCATACCATCAGGTCGATCTTTCTCGGCGACTCGCGGGACTCCTTGCTCACCGACACGCCCCACCTGTTCGGCGAGCGGATCGCGTTGCCGGCATGCCGAGCCAAGCGCCAATCGCCGTCGTGAGTCACCGACCGGTTGGCGATGTCGACGTGCATACGCTCCGCCGCGGCGGTGAACTCCCGCACGTGCCCGCGCATATCCCATGCAACCGGGTGGGACTCTTTGCCGCCAACCGCGTCGATCAGCAGCCGATCGCCGAACTCCTGGCCCCAGGCGTCCACGTACGACTCGAACTCTTTGACGTCGGCGAAGAACGCGACCACATTCGGGTGCAGCTCGAACGTGCGCCGCACCACCCGGTCGACGTCGACCCGGTCCACCAGCCAGCCTTCGCCGTCCTTACCGAGGGGACGCTCCCACGCCTCGATCACGAACACGTGACCCGAGTCCATGTCACACCCAAGTAGCGCGGTGGAGTCGTCCGACTTCGACCCGTCGAAGAACAGGACGATCGGATCCTCGTCGGCGATCACCCGGGCCGCGTCGGTGCACAGCGCCCACGCGTCCGGGGTCGTCCACGCCTCCGCGCTCACCGTCGGCCGGTTCAGGTACTTGCGCCGCGAATCGTCCGGGCTCGAGCGGGGATCCCAGATCCGGTTCACGACCGGCCGCAGATCAACCCAGTCACAGTCGCCGTAGACATGCGCCAGGGCCATGGTGAGCGAGGACTCGTCGGTCAGGTCGGTGTCCGGCGGCGCGATGCGGGCGTCGTAGAGGATTCGCGACTTACCCCGGGTCCGGCCCTCCTCCTGCGCCACCCACGCGTCCCAGGTGGACTCCGCGACGGCCTCAGTACCGGGCACCCACGCATTGGAGGTCTCCAACATGCGCGAACCGGACTTGGCCAGGTTGTCCGCCAGCGTCGCCGACAGTTCCGGGCCGCCATTCGACTGTTTCCAGTGCTCCGTCTCGTCTGCCACCACGAAAGACGCTTCAGCGCCCTCCGCCGCGGTCGACGACGACGTGATCACCTCGAGTTTGCCCTCAGGAACCGCGTAATACTGCGTCTTGCCCGGGTCCAGTTGGTAATGGCGGACGATCCGCGAGCCCTTCGGGGCGAATGCGCGCACCATTCGCATCGTGTTGGCCGTCTGCGACTCCGCCGTGGCCGCGATCTGCACCCACGGCATGTCTACCCGCCGCCCACGGCACCCACCGAGGATTTCCGGGTCCCAGCCGGCCAGCCGGACCGGACCGCACAGCTCGGCAAGAGCCAGAGCCGCCGCGAACGGCGACTTGCCCGAGCCTTTCGCCAGCCGGCGCACCGCGTGGTGAAACAGCCACTGGCCCGAGTCGTCCAGGGCGTACCACCAGAGCAGGAACCGCAGCTGGGAGTCGACCAGGCGGAACTTGCGGCCCGATTTCGGCCCGTTGGGCTGGACGAGCCACGTCTCCATCCACTGCGCGACGCCCCAACCCAGCGTCAGGTCCGGAATCCCGGCCGGCAGAGTGCTTAGGCGGTCAGCCGGAGAGTCGATCGCGGTAATCGTCGAGCCTGGCGACACCGTCAGCCTCCGTAGGCTTAGCCTTAGCCCGCTCCAACTCGATCCGCAGCCGCCGCCGGTCGCCCTCAGTGGCCATCAGGGCCGTGAAGCCGGCCTGAACCCGGGCCACCATCGGCGCATATGGGTCCGCCAGGGTCACGGACATCAGCGACGCCGTGTACCAGGCCACACTCCAGTCCGACGGCTCATACCAGACGCTCTGACCTGAGGCCGCAAGCGACCGGTAGAACGCCAGCGCGGCCGGATGCCAGTCTGAATCCGGCTCAGGGATGACCACGACCGCCGCGGCAGGGGCGTGCTCGACCTCAACCTCGGGCTTGTTCATGCGGCGTCGCTGATCAGCCCGTTTCGGGACCGGACCGCCACGACCAGGGATTCCAGGCATTGTTTAGATCACCCTCAAACCAAGATGCGTAGTCCCTGGCTGCTGCT